AAGAGCAAGAGCGTGTAGGACGATGTGCCATTAGTCGTGTAGACGTTCACCGTGTCATCCGTGTTGTGAACGCACGTCACGGCCATGTGGTTGTCGGTGGTGTGTAGCTTGATATCAATGTCCACAAACTGGACGAACGCCTCATTGTCAGAGATGAACCCGCAGCGATCCACTGTTGAGATGGTCACTAAGTCACCAGCAGCGTCACGGTAGCCAAGAGCAGACAGGTCGATATTCTGCACTGCTGTGCCTACTGTGCCGCTGACAACGGCCACCTTGCCGCTGGTGTAGGCGTCCGCAGACGAGAGTGCAGCCTTCTTCTCAGACACGACGCCGCTAGACGTGGTGCTGTCCACAAAGCTCATGCTGACGTTGATCGTGCCGCTGACTGCCATCGTGGTGCGTCCTTAGCTCTTGAACATGATCGTGCCGCTGACGCCAGTGCTGTAGGCATCACCGCTCACCAGCTTGCCATACGGCAGAGCGAAGATTGCATCAGGCAGAGCGTACATGGAACCGACGCTTGTGCTTGGTTGCAGCGTGATGTTAGCGGGCGAGCCTACGTTATCGTAGAGGCGACGGTAGGGGCCATCCTCTTCGGCTGAGCCATAGACGTGGATAGTCGCACTGCTGGTGTGCATTGTGCCAAACGACACAATAGCACCGGCGGCATCTTCTAGCCGCACAGTGGACGCAGAGCTGGTAGTAGTGGCGAGCGTAACAGATACGCTCTTGTCCCTGCGGACGATATCAACCTCTGACATTGTTCGTGACCTCCTAGGGTTTGCTCAGTGTATCTGGTTAGTCGCCTGCTCTGCCACCGCCTCAAACGGTCAATCTACGGTCACTCTTTAATGAAAAGTGCCACTTATTTCTTACGGCTCAACAGGGTCAGGCTGCGGCAGCAACGCAACCGCTTCGGCCCACGGCATCAGTGCAATCTCGTTGAAGCGTGACGCATCCAGGCGTGCGAAGTTCTCGCCGTACAAGCCGTTGGGGCACTCACTCAATATGGCAGTGCGGATCATATATCTGCCGTCAGTGAGGGCCAGCGGCGTGACGCGGAACTGGATTGGGTTCTGCTGCTGAATCTCTACGAGCCGGTCAGCCAACTCCTGAGAGAACACGCAGGCATATTGCTTGGCGTACTCATACGGCAGCGGCAGATGCGGCAGCAACTCTGCGACGGTGGCGGGGTTCTCAGGCAGTGGCTGCGGGTTGTCAATGTCGTCAGGCATTAGATGGCGGCTCCGATGGCGGTGACATAGGAACTGATGTGGCTGTCCATTTTGGCGAGGTCTAACGAGGTGCCGATGGAATAAAAGGCAATGGTCGGATCGTTTGCTCCAGCCCCCGAAGTGTCGTTGGAAAAAACCGCATAGCTTATAGGTAGCGGTGTTGCCGATGCAGCAGAAACGCTAACCGTGCTGCCGCTATTTCTTTTTGAGTACGCATCCAACGCACTGCGAGACATGCCGGCAAACCCAGTGGCAAGCGCGGTTGTCCTGTGTTCATTGGCGTTGCGGCAGCGAGTAAAGAAAAGACCGGCACCGTCCATTGCTACCTGCGTGCCGTTTAACGGCGGGCCAGCATCGTACGCAGCGACGATTCCTCCGCCTGCGGTTGGCAACGCAGTCAGGTACGCCGCCAAATGCACATCGTCCTGCGGATCGTCTGTTGTGCTGCGGTTTGTGTCCAGATACGAAGTCCCATCACCCGCCAATCCAACACGGTCATAGTCGCCCTCCACAAATCCATAGGAAGTTGGCGCATCTCCCTTCAGCGGCACCAACGCCCCCGCCAGCGTGCGAGGGCCGCAGAGTAAACATGTAGAGGCCATCGCGTCCCATAGCCCATCAGACTTCAGCCCCGCCACCAGATTGTTGACGGCGACTTTCACATCGGTTTCAAGGAAAGCCCCATCGGCCTCCTCAACGGCACGCAAATATCCGATGGCATCCCTATCAAAGCCAGCCTCTTCGATAGCTCGCAGGTCTGCCATAAGCGTTGACACGCGGGCGTCTAAAAGAGCAAGGTCGGTGGCAGAGCCGATGCTGTAGAAGGCAAATCTAGCGTTTGTATGCCTCCACGGAGCGCCGTTGAGATTCCCGCAGAATACAAACACGTCAAGAGCAGACGGTGTGTAGGACGGCACAGACCCGCTTGAATGCGTGCTTCCAGCAATACGCATAACAAACGAAGAGGGAGAGCTACGAGAGATTCCTGCTATCCCAACGCCTGTTGCTGTTCCTTGTATATAGGAAATGTTGTTCCTAGAAAAACCTGCATATACGCCGCCGCTTGTTTGGTAAAAGTTTGTTGCAGTAGACGGCGACAACGCTGTTTCGTACACACCTAGATACCGCTCAAAGCCCGGCCCTCCCGAAACAGTTGGCGACGACACAAAAACTGAGGAATGGTGGTTATCCTGTCCATCAGCGTTGTTCGCCCTGTTGCTGTCTAGGTACTTGCTGCTGCCGTTGCCCTTCAACCCAATGCCACGGTCAAGGTCGGCGTCAAGGAACCCGCTATTCGTAGGCGCAGTACCCTTCAGTGGCGTCAAAGCACCGGCGAGGTTGCTCCACCCAGCCATCACGCACGCTGCGTTCAGGTCGGTATATATGCCGTCCTCTTTGCAGCCCTTGATAAAGCGGTCTATCGCCGTAATGCGCGCCACTGCGGTCATTCTAATGTTCCTCCTGCTTCGTAGCCGCGCACAATGTAGTCGATGGTGTCAGGGTCCAAGCCGCTTGGATTCTCGCCAACGAGGAGGGCAAACTTCAGGCGGTTGATGAGGTTGGTGACGGCGGTGTCCAGGGCTTCCAGCGACAGTGAGGTGCCGATGGAGTAGAAGGCGAGGGTGTTGGTGGAGAAGTTCTCCGCAACACCAGTGGAGACATTTCGTCTCGCATATACCAGCAACGTGTCAACGTCTGGGGATTCCGATGCAAGCGTATCGGTGTAAGTCACGCCGTTAAGTCGATATGACATTTCAGCGGAGTCAGACCTTGCATGCGCAATGACTGTGCCGCTGTCTGGTGCGGCTGCTGTTGTCAAAACAGTATCGGAGCGTGCGGAAACTCTCAGTTTGTAGCCGCCGCCGCCAAGATCCATAAAGTTGCGTCCAGTGGTTGAGTTCCTGCTGCCAAGGATTTGCGTGAAGCTGTTGATTGCCGAAATGAATACGGCATTGTGGTTGTCATTCTGCGGGTCATCGTCATTCGCCCGCCCGCTATCAATGTACGAAGTCCCATCGCCTGTGAGCCCGCTGGTTCGGCTGAAGTCGCCGTTCACAAATCCGTTGGCGACGTTGGTCGGGGCGGCGATCACCTCTCGGATGGAGAGGGATTCGATGGTGACGGAGGTGGGGCCGAGTGTGCCGTTGAATATAAACTCAATGGTATCGCCAGCAGATGCTAGCGTTCCAGAAAGCACACCTGTGCCGGAGTCATAAGAGACATAGTTCGCACCGCCAGACACTGCCAACCTGACGCTGGCAACGCTAGCGGTGTCGCCAGTCAACGTGCCTTCGACTTTGTATGTAACGCCAGCCGCCATGCCGATGCCAAATCGAAAGCGCGGGTATATTGTGCTGCCGCCAACTGCATCATTTTGCATTGTCTGGGTCGCTGCGTCCCATGCGCCTGATGAGCCTGCGCTGTCTAGGATTGTTGGTGTCGGCGCATCCCACAGTTCCGGCCCATAGTCTCGCAGCGGGACCAACGCACCAGCGAGAGTCCTCGCACCGGCGAGTAGGCAACTTGCCCGTATGGACGAGAACACGCCCGACTCTTTGGCGTCCCGAAAGAACGTGTCTACGGCTGTGGCAACGCCCACCTCCACGCCAGCACCGTCAGCGGCGGCAACCGCTGAGAGGTAGGCGAGGCAGTCGCTGTCGGTGGGGAGGCTTTGGCTCCCTAATCCGGGGAAGCCTCCAGCGTGACGGTGGGTCCAAGGCAACTTCGCTGCGAGGCTCATACGCTGTAACTCCAGGCGATGTTGCCTTCGATTAGTTCACGTTGTGCGGTGAGGTCGGAGGGGTATACGATG